CTTGCTCGCCGCTCCGCCCCGAGTGGCTGGCGTGGGAGAATGTCGCCGGAGTCCTTTCAAGCGACGACGGACGAGCTTTTGCAAGTCTTTTGGGACTGCTCACCGGGCGGCGAATCATCGTCCCCGCCGGCGGCTGGCGATCTGCGGGCGTTGTCGAGGGCATCGCGCGCGCATACGGCGTCGCATGGCGCGTGCTTGACGCTCAGTATGTGCGAGTGGACGGATACGGCCGCGCTGTCCCTCAACGACGACGGCGTGTGTTCGTTGTCGGATATCTTGGCGACTGGCGACGTGCCGCCGCGGTACTATTTGAGCGCGAAGGCTTGCAGGGGAATCCTGCGCCGCGCCGAGAGGCGGGGCAAGGCGTTGCCGGAACGATTAGCGCAAGCCTTGCGCGCTGTAGCGCAGGTGACGCCGACCGAGGCGGACTGATTCCTGTTGTCGCCAATCCGCTCACCGCGCGGATGCACAAGGGCGTCAACACCACGATGGATGAGGGGCAAACGATGCTTATTCAGCCGTGCGCATTCGACGCGCGGCAGAGCGACGTTGTTACTTACGGCAACCTTTCGGGGCCGCTCGACACGGATGGCGGATCGGTTGCCGTGTTTGTGTCCGCGCGCGTGCGCCGGTTGATGCCGCTCGAATGCGAACGGTTGCAAGGCTTTCCCGACGGCTACACGGCGATTCCATTCCGCGGCAAGCCGGCGGCCGATGGTCCGCGGTACAAGGCGCTCGGCAACAGCATGCCTGTCAACGCGATGCGATGGCTAGGCCGGCGCATCGACATGGTGAGGGCGATTCCATGATCTCGCCTGATCAACTACTCGACTTGAAGGTGCGCAATCCGGTCAACACCGTTGCCGGGCAGTGGGTCAAGCTGCGGTCTGCGGGCCGGCGCGGATGGGTCGGCCCGTGTCCGTTGTGCTCGCCCGATCCGCAGTCGCGCAGCGCTACGCGCTTTGAGTGCACGGCGGACAAATGGGTCTGCGCTGTCTGCGAAGATGGCGGCGACGTGGTCAAGCTGATGCGCAAGCGCGAGGGCGTCACCTTTCCCGACGCGGTCGATCGCCTCGGCGGCGCGCGCGAGGAAGCGCCGACGCCAGAGATCGCCAAGCGCCGCGGCCGGGCCGATTGCCGGGCCGCGGATGCGCCTGGTGATCGGCCGGCGCGCTACCCTGACAACTACACGACGGCCGCGCTGCGCGACGCCTACGAGGCCGGCTGGCGCGCGCAGCGGCGCGCCGATGCTTATGAGGTGTTCGCGCGCGAGCGCGAGCGGAAGCGGTTGTTTACGTTTTGGGAAGCTGCGCGGGCCGGCGATCACGTGGCCTATTTGCGCCGGCGCGGCGTCGATATCCCGCCGGGCGCCAAGCTGCGGACGCATCCGGACATGCCGTATTTCGCCGACGGCAAAGAGAATGAACCGCTGCGCGTGTGCAGCGGTCCGGCGATGCTGGCGCCGATCCTGATGCCGGCGCCGGATCGCGACGTGTTCGCAGGGCTGCATATCACTTGGCTCGATCCGGAAGGACCGAAGGGCAAGCGGGTGATCATCCACCCGCACACCGGCGAGGTGATGCCGTCGAAAAAGGTGAGGGGCAGCAAACGAGGCGGATACATCCCGCTCGGCGGCGTGTGCGATCCGTTCGACGATCGGGCGCCGTGGCGCCGGCTGATCGCCGGCGAGGGGATCGAGACGGTGCTAGCCGTTTACACGGCGCTGTCGTTCTCCGCGCGGGATCTGCGCGGCACGCTTTTTCGATCGAGCGCGGACCTTGGCAACCTCGCCGGCCGTTCGCTCGAAACGGTTGCGCATCCGACACTCAAGACGCCTGGCGGCCGCGCGCAGCGCGTGCCGGGGCCGACGCCTGATCTCGGCGAACCGGCAATGCCGGTGCCGGACACAATCGACGAGCTGGTGCTGCTCGGCGACGGTGACAGTGAACCATTCATGACGCGCCACGCGCTCGCCCGCGCTGCGGCTCGCAATGCCCGTGAGGGACGTACCGTCCGCCAGCGGTTCGCGCCGGCGGGCGTGGATTTCGACGACATGATGCCGAGTCGGGACTAACAGCAATGAACAGCTTTGACGATGACAACATTCCGCCCCACGAGCGCGTGGCGCGTATCATCGAGTCCGACGACGACGCTACCGATCCGTTTCCGGCCGCCCCGCACCCCGCGGAAGGGGGCTCCCCCTACGGGGGGCAAGGCGAGGATGAGGTGATCCCGGCCGATGATGAGCGGCCGGCGGATGCTGCGGAGATCGCGCGCGACGTGCTGATTGCCTGCGCGCACGAACCGCAGAATGACGTCGGCAACGGTCAACGGCTGTTGCGCCATTTCGGCGCCGATCTGCTCAACGTCCGCAACGTCGGCTGGCACGCTTGGGCCGGAGCCTATTGGGAGCGGGAAGGCGGCGGCGAGATCGCGATGCGGCTGGCGCACAAAACGGCGGCGCGCATCGTGCTTGAAGCCGACGTGATGGCGGCGACTCCGAACGAACAGCGCGCAATCGATGCGGCGAGCCAAGCGCGCGACGCGCTGGCGGCGATCGAAAGCGCCAAGGGCAGCGATGCCCGCAAGGATTCGCGATGGCAAATGCTGTCACGGATCGTCGAGGCCGGCGACGCCGCGGCGGATGCACTCAAGGCGCGCCAGATCGCCCGGCGCAAATACTCGGTATCAAGCGGCAACTCTGGAAAGGTCAAAGGCATGCTCGATTCAGCGCAGCCCTATAAGACGGTGACAATCGACGATCTCGACGCCGATCCGCTGGCGTTCAACGTCCAGAATGGAACGCTGCGGTTCGTCTGCAGCGACGTTCCTGATCCCGACGCGTCGGACCATTCCGACAAGACGATCAAGCAATGGCGCGTCGAGCTGACACCGCACCGGCGCGAGGATGGGGTGACTAAGGTCGCGCCGGTCGAGTACATCGAAGGCGCCGGTGCACCGCATTTCGAGGCGGCGGTGAAACGCTTCCTGCCGATCGAGCCGGTGCGCGACTTCGTGCAGCGTTATCATGGCTACGCCTTGACCGGCCTCACGGGCGAACAGTGCTTCGTATTCAGCTACGGTACCGGCGCGAACTGGAAATCGACGTTCGTCGAGATCATCGCGCGGATCATGGGGCCTTACTGCGCAACTATCAACTTTGAGTCGCTGTCGGGTGATCAGCAGCGATCCGGCTCGGGGCCGTCACCGGACCTCGCCCGGCTGCCCGGCGCCCGCCTGGTGCGGGCGTCCGAACCGGAAAGGGGTGTGCAGTTCAAAGAGGCGCTGATTAAGTCGCTCACGGGCGGCGAGCCGATGCTCGTGCGGTCGCTCAACAAAGAGTTTTTCGAGTTTCGGCCGACCTTCAAGCTCGTTCTGTCGGGCAATCACAAGCCAGAGGTGAGCGGCGTCGATCATGGCATTTGGCGGCGCATCAAGTTCGTGCCGTGGCCGGTGACGATCGCCGATCACGAGCGGCGGCCGATGGATGAGGTGATGGGCGAGATTTGGCCCGAGCGGTCCGGCGTCCTGAATTGGCTTATCGCCGGCGCGCTCGATTACTTGAATAGCGGGCTGCGGACACCGCCCGAGGTGATGGAAGCGACGGCGGAATACCGGGACGAAATGGACCCGGTGGGAACGTTCATTGGTAGCTGCGTCGAAAGCGTTCCGTCACTGGCCGACGGCACACCGGCGGCGAGCGTGTCGGCTCGCGAAATGTACGATGCTTTTGCGTCCTGGGCGATCGCGAACGCGGTGCGGCCTTGGAAGGAAAAGAGCTTCGGCACGGCGATGTCGCAAAAGGGTTTCGCCAAAAGCCGCGCCAAGGCCGGCGTTCGGTACGATCACGTGCGGCTCAAGGATGTTCCCGCCGCCGCTCGCCGGCGATCAGATGATCCGCCGCACCCCGCCGACGACGACGTTCCGGTGTAGGGATGTAGGGTCGGTGTAGGGTTAGTTAGCAACCCTACACCGCAATTTCGTTCGCAGGATCAAAACGATGCGGGGTGCTGGTGTAGGGATGTAGGGTTGAGGGCGAATTTTTCCCTTCCCTTTTAATTCGGGGTGCGGGGCGGCGAAAGCGGACTCTCTCATATGCGTATAGCCTCAACCCTACATCCCTACACCCGCCTTTTCTAACTCACTGTAAATAAGCAAAAAAACCCGGTGTAGGATTACTTAGCAACCCTACACCAACCCTACATCCCTACACCAACACAAGTTCCATCAGCAGGGGGCAGCCTTGAAGCCGAAAAAGTCGATCGATATCGAAAAACTGGTGCAATGGGCGATGCGCGAGGAATTGCCCAAGGGCCGCGCTGTCTCGGCGTCGCCTTGGGATTTGCTGATGCAACACTGCGCGCTCGGCGTGCGGGTTGATACCAGCTTTCAGCCGGGCGAGGGCCTCGGCTTTGTCGGCGGCGATCCGCACCCGGACGCGCTGATCGTCGCCGCCGCAGTGCGCGCGCTCGACACCGAAGCGCGGTTCGCGAGCTACGCCGACGCCGAAGTGTTGTTCGGTGAGTTTCTGCCGATCGCTGGTGATGCGGTCGCCGCGATCACTGTTGCGACGTTCGATCCGCGCGGCGTGGTGATTAGTTCGGCCGTGATGGGCTCGCGCCCCAAATGGAAATTCGAGCTGCCGGCGCCGCGCCAGCGCTTCTATGAAATGCCGAATGCGCGCGGCGAGGTGCGGCGCCATCCGATTGTGCTCGGCACCGATGCGGCGGGTGATGTCGTGATGCTCAAGAAGAACCGCGGCCGCGCGTGGCAGCGCGAGGGCGATTACTCGCTTGCGATGTCACCGCGCTCGCCGATCGAATGGCACGATCCCGTACCGCTCAAGGTCGCCGATGCGCGCGCCGAATATGTCGCGTGGCACCGGGCTATGATCACGCTCGCGCACAATCTGCACGGCGCGCTTGCTGATTACCAGCCGACACCGCCGGCGGCGCCGGCGCTGCCGTGGTTGACGGGCGAGCCGGCGTCGCGCGTGATCTGCGGCGCGGCGCTGGCACGTTTCGCGAGCGAAGGTCGACCGCTCGCGCCCAAGCGGCCAGCCGGCGAACGGCCGACCGAGTCGCCGATCAAGGCCGAAAGCGTCGCATCCTACAATCGGGCGAGCCGCACGAAAATTAAGAAAACCGCTGCGGCAGTGGCTTAAGTCGCGACCTGCGTATAGGGCTCCTTGACCGGAACGCCGCGCTTGACATACACCGGGAGCGTTCCAAAAGACGGGAAGCAAAGGCCGCCGCGATCCGGCGGCCTTGTCGTTTCAAATACCGACTACTCCGATCAAGGGAATCGAACCAAATGCGTAAGCTGTAGCAGCCTCGCCATTCGGTAACGTGTGATGCGTAACGCGCCTCGATCTTTCGGCGCGATGACATAGCAACCCCAGCCATAGCGGCCCTGTTGCATCCTACTGACGACGCAACGCGATTAGTACGCCTCTCCTGGCGGCAAGAGTATCGGCGCCCAAGCCGGTTGAGCTGCAGGCCGACGCAATGCAATCGCAATCTGAAAGCCTGACGGCCGCCCTATCGCACGGGCGTTAATCTCGGCGCGGACGGCCAACTGAGAACGGCCCGACTAGCTCGGCGGCGATACGGCCGGGCAACCATTCTCAATCGAGGCGATGCGATGACGCAAGGTATCAAGCCCGGCGACTACGTCGACGTGCGCGCGGTCGCCGTCGGCCTCGATGGCGCGGGTAAGCTGATCGTTCGCGTGCCTGGCGCGTATGCCGTCGCGCAGATGGCAATCGCCGATCACGTGGTGCTCGACGTGACGCCGCGCGAGCCGGCGGCGATCGCCGCCGACGTGGTGTGTTGCACCTATGACAATATCGCGCCGCTGCGGCGGGGCTAACCAAACAATCTGTTTCGGCGCGCGCGGACATCCGGCACGCAAACAAACGTCAACAGCGGATTCGATCCCGCGACGACGCCGAACAGGGCAGCGCGATGTCGCTACGGCAGGCGCTGCCCGGCTCTTTCCAACTAGTGAGGTGTTCCATGGGTTGCCGCTGCAATGAGCGCAAATCTGCGATCGTGCGCGGCGTATCCGCCGCCGCGCGTGGTGATGTCATGACGGCCGCCAAATCGGCCGGCTTCGTCGCGCGCACCCTGTCGGAAGATGCGCGCTCGGGCGCACTACGTGCGGCGGCGCGTAACAAGCTCGCGCAGTTGCGCGGCCAGATCAGGCGGTAGCGCATGGCGCTCACCACGCTCGAAATCAACGCCTCACAAGTCGAGCACCTTGCCGAGCTGTTCAAGCTCGCCGAACAGCGTGCGCCGGCGGCGATCGCTCGCGCGGTGCGCCGTACCGGCGACATGACGAAAACCCGGATGGTCCGTTCGCTCACAAAGCAAACGGGCCTTAAGCGCGACGTGATCGTGCGGGCGATAAAGCCTCGCCCGGCGGGCCTCACCTATTCGCTGATGTCGCGCGGCGGCAACGTTCACTTGAAGTATTTCAAGGCGCGCGAAACCCGCAAGGGCGTGTCGGCTGCGCCGTGGAATCATCGGCGCGTGTTCGCCGGCACGTTCATTAAGGGCGGCCGCTTTCCAAAGCGCGTCGGCCTCAACCTCGGCGGCCAAACCTACGCCCGCACCGGCAAGGGGCGCACGCCGATCGTAAGCCAGCGCTCGGGCTTGTTCATTCCGCGCGAAATGGTCTCCGGCAATACCGCGGCAGAGTTCCTAACGGCCGTGCGCACCATTTTGCCGGTTCGGCTGCAGCATGAAATCGGCGCGATCCTTGGCGGTCATGCGTGAGGTTGTGATGGTGAGGCGAGCCAGAGGCGAGCGCGTGCTAGCCGTGTTGATTGTGCTGGCGTGCATCGCCGGCTCGGCCCTGATCGCGGACGCTGCGGCGCTGATCCTGTACGTCGCAGGCGCCGGCGGGCCGTGCATCCTGACCGTCAAGGCGGCGGCTGCCGCGGCCGGCGGCATGCTCGGGCGGGCGGTGACGGTTCCGCGGGGCGGCTAGGCGGCGGGTCCTTTCCGGCGGGGGCACCCCTACGGCACAAGCGCGCCCCGAAACGTCGCCAGCGGCAAAACTGAAATCTTGGGTTGACACGGTTGACGGGTTGACACCGAACTAATCAGGGGCGGGGGCAGATGATTGACGAGCCGCGCCTTGATCTCGACGCCGGGCTTTGGCTGTCGATCTCGGACATTGCCCGCCAGAAAGGCAAGTCAAGGCAGGCGATCGCGAAGCGTGTCGCCGGGCTCGTTGAGGCCGGGCTCGTTGATACCAAGCCGGGCGGCGATGGTACTAAGCTCGTGAACCTCGCGCAGTTCGATCGCGCGATCGGCGACACCGGCGACGCTGTGAAAGAAGGCGCAGCGCAGTCGCGCGCCGAGGCTGACATTGCGCCGGCTGGCGATGGCTCGCCGGCGCTTCGCGACCATCAAGCACGCGCCGCGCAGTACACCGCGGACCTTAAATTTCTCGATCTCGAGGAAAGGCTCGGGCGCCTGGTGCCGATCGTCGATGTAACCGACGGCGCGAACAGGGCTGCCGAGTTGATCATTCGTGAGATCGACCGTCTTCCGTCGCATGCCGAAACGCTCGCCGCAGCCGTCGGCAAGGATGGGCCGCAAGGTGCGCGCGTCGCGCTCAAGGATATCGCCCGCGACATTCGCACGGTGATCGCCGAGGCGATGGGCGTGCTTGCGGGTAGTGCGGAGCCGCTGACAATCGATCCGGGCGAGGGCGACGGCGCGCCGGACTAATCTGGCGCGGTGCTGCAATGCTTCGGTTTAAGTATTCGGCCGCCGGCGCGATCGGCGCCGCAATGGCCGCGCTGTTCGCGCCGCCGAAAAAGATCAGTCCGGCGCGTTGGACGGCGAAAAACCTGTATGTGCCGGACGGCCCGCGGGCGAACGAGCTTTGGGACCCGACACTTACGCCGTACGTCGTCGAGCCGCTTGATAACACCGGGCCGGACTCGCCCGTCAACAAACAGGTGATCAAGAAAAGCGCTCAAACCGGCTTCACCGTGATGGCGATTGCCGCCGCCGGCGCGTCGATCGTCACCGATCCGGCCGGCGGCATCTTGCTGGTGCAGCCGACCGACGGCGCCCTTGCGGATTTCATCGCCGACAAGCTCAATCCGGCGATCGAGCAAACCGACGCGCTCAAGGCCAAGGTCAAGCCGCAAGTATCACGCTCGGGCGAGGGCTCGACGACTTACCTTAAGCGCTATCCCGGCGGCTCAATGGCGTTGGCGATCGCCAATTCGACCAAGGATTTGCGCTCGAAAACAAAGCGCAAGATCATCAAAGACGAAGCGAGCGACTATCCGCCTGATCTCGACGGGCAGGGTTCTCCGCACGCGATGATCGAGGCGCGTTACGAGTCGTTTCTGGCAACGGGTGATTGGAAAGAAACCAATATCTCGACGCCGACGATCAAGGGCGCCTGCTACATTGACGAACAGTATCACGCCGGCGATCAGCGCCTTTGGCATGTGGACTGCCCGCACTGTGACGAGCCGTTTTCGTTTCGGTTCGGCCCGCAATTCAAGTTCAACGACTCGTTTCCGTATCAGGCGCACTACATCGCGCCGTGTTGCGGGGCGGTGATCGAGGCGCACGAGAAAATCGCGCTGGTGCGGGCGGGCAGTAAGCGCGCCCCGCGCTCCGAATTTCTCGAAAGCCTCGGGCTGCGCAATGGCTTCATTGCGACGGCGCCGGGGCCTGGCAAGTTTCCGAGCTACCACGTCGACGCGATGTCGTCGCCGTTCGTGCCTTGGGACAAGATCGCCGAACGATGGATCGCAGCACAGAGCAATCCGGGGCTGCTCAAGACGTTTTACAACCTCACGCTTGGCGAAGCGTACGAAATGAAGGGCGACGCGCCCGATCACGTGCGGCTGATGGAGCGGCGCGAGGACTTCCCGCGCGGTCGCATCCCGGCGCGCGGGCTGATGGTGACATTCGCGGCCGACGTGCAGATGCGCGGCATCTATGTCGAGGGCGTCGCATGGGCGCCTAACCGCGAGTCGTGGGTGATTTACGCCGACGTGTTGGAGGGCGACACGACGGACGCAAATTCAGGCGCGTTCCTAAAGCTCGCCGAGCTGTATGATCGCGAGTGGCCGGACGCGTTCGGCGGCAAGCGCCGGCACGATGGCTTTATCATCGACTCGGGCTTCCGCTCACACGTCGTCTATCATTTCTGCTCGACGCGCCATAACGCCTATGCGGCGGACGGCCGCGACGGCTGGAATAAGCCGCCGCTCGGTGTGCCGTCGCTGGTGTCTATCGATCTCGACGGCCGCAAGCTCGGCTCGGGCAAAATCTGGCCGGTCGGCACGTGGCCGCTCAAAGGTCACTGGTACGAGGATTTGCGGCGCGAAGGTCGAAAGGCCGGGCACGAGGTTGATCCGCCTGGTTACTGTCATTTCGGCAACTGGCTTGATGAAACGTATTTCAAGCAAGTAACGGCCGAATATCTCGCCGACAAGACGATCAGCGGCCGCCCGTCAAAGCGATGGGTGCCGCGCGGTGCGCAGGAAAACCATTTCCTCGATTGCCGCATCTACAACATGGCGCTCGCCGATCACCTCGGCTTGTCGACCATGACGGAAGATGAGTGGAAAATCCTAGCGCGCGAGCGCGCGCCGGGCATGTCTCAGGGCGATCTATTCGCGCCGCGCACGCTCGCCTTGCAGATCGCATCCGGTATCGCGTCGGCGGCTGCAGTGAGCGACGCGGCGGCCGAACCGCCGGCGGATCAGGACGCGTCACCGCACACAAACGCCAGTGACGACGCGCCGCCGGCGGCACCGCTCGCCGAGCCGATCGAACCTGTTCGCGCAGATCCCGCGCCGGCGTCAAGCGGCTGGCTTGGGCGGGACACCAGCGGATGGCTCGATCGCTAGCTTTGTTTCGTACGCTACAAAAACAAGGAATGTCGCCATGACAACGAAGCCGGTTTTGATCATCGTCGGCGCCGACAAGGGCGGCGTCGGCAAAACCACGATCACGCGCGCGCTGCTCGACTATCTCGACGCGTCGGGGGTCGCAAACCGGGCATTCGACACCGAAAACGAGGTGCCGGGCGGTGTGCTCAAACGGTTCTATCCGGAGCGGACCGAAATCGTCGATCTGCGCGACTCCGACGGCCAGATGCGCGTTTTCGACACCTTGAACGCGCTCACGGTGACGGTGATCGATATCCGCGCCGGCGTGTTGTCGCCGACGCTGCAGCTCTTGACGGATATCGGTTTCCTCGATCCGGACAAGTACGCAATCACCGTTCTGCACGTGCTCGGCAACAACCAAGCGTCGATCGACGAAATCAAGCCGGTTGCCGCGCGGCTCGCCGCCGGCGCCCGGCACGTCGCGGTCGGCAACCGCATCAACGCGACCAAGTTCGCCTTTCCGGCCGACGCGCTCGACGTGCCGATGCTAGGCGCCGCGGCGGCCGAGGCCGTCGACAAGGCGGATATGCCGTTCGCCGCCTTCGCCAAGGAAAACGCCTCGGCGGTGCTGCGCGGCACGGTGCGCACCTGGCTCGATCGGGTGTTCGCGCAGTTCGCCGGCGCCAAGGTGATCTGAGCCGATGGCGTACACGCAAGACGATATCGACGCGCTCAAGGCCGCGATCGCCGCCGGCGCGCTCAAGACGAAATTCGGATCGGGGCCGGACGCGCGCGAGGTGACATACCGTTCGCTCGCCGAAATGCGCTCGATCCTGGCCGACATGCTGGCCGAGGTGTCGCCGGCGGCGACGTTCAATCCGGTTAGCTACGTCGCCCATAGCAGGGATTAGCAATGTCCGCATTTCTCAAGGCGCTGGCCTATGTGGCGCCGACGGCGGCGTTGCGCCGTGCGCACGCGCTCGCCGCGCTCGACGCGAGCCGAGGCTATGACGCGGCTGTCATGGGCCGGCGCGGCAGCTCGTTCAAGGGAACGATGCAGGATAGCGCAAACGGCGAGATCGGCCCCGCGCTTCACAAGATGCGCGAGCGGTCGAGTGACCTTGTCCGCAATACGTGGATCGGCTCGCGCATCGTCGACGTTCTGTCCGCGCACGTGATCGGCACCGGAATCCATGTCGCTTGGCGCGACAAGCGCCTGCAAGACTTGTGGGATGAATGGTGTTTCGTCTGCGATATCGAGGGCGAGCGCGATTTCGGCGGCGTGCAGTTGAGTGGCTTCCGCTCAATGCTGGAACGCGGCGACGCCGGCGTGCGGATGGTCCCGCGCAAGCTCGACGGCGGCCGCACCGTGCCGCTCGCGTTGCAAGTCGTCGAGGGCGACTTGATCGCGACCGAACGGAACGGGATTTGGGACGGAAAAAAGTCACGCCTCGGAGTCGTGCTCGGCGATTGGAACGAGCGCGAGGGTTATTGGCTCTATCCCGAGCATCCCGGCGAAATGATGCTTTCGCCGATTCCGAAATATGTCGGCATGCTGCCGCACTACGTGCCGCGCTCCGATTTCTGTCACCTCTATCGCATCTTGCGCGCCGGGCAGGTGCGCGGCGTGCCGCTGCTCGCGCCGGTGACGATGGCGGTGCGCGACTACGCCGACACGATGGACGCCGTTGTCATCCAAACCCGGATGCAAGCCTGTTACGGCCTGGTGATCAACAGCGCCGATCCAGTTCGCAACATGGCGGACGCGCAAACGCGCAAGGATGACGCCGGCCGCAATATCGAAAGCATGAGTCCCGGCATGGTGTACCGGGCAAAGCTCGGCGAGACGGTCACGCCGTTCTCGCCGTCGGGAAATGCTCAATTCGAGCCGGTCGCGCTGTCGGCGTTAATGGGCATCGCCTCGGGCGGGCTGATTACTTACGATCAGCTCACAGGCGATCTGCGGCAGGGCAACTATTCATCGCTCAAGGCTGGTGATCGCGTCCTTAAGCGGCTCGTCGAGCAAATCCAGTGGCTTACGCTGGTGCCGCAGTTGCTGCATCGTGTGACCGATCGATGGTTGCAAATGGCGATCATGTCCGGCCACGTGCGCGCGCGCAAAACGCCGTATGTGCGGGAATACGTGATGCCGGCGGTGCAGCCGATCGATCCTATCAAGGATTTGAAGGCCGACATTCTGGCGGTGCGATCCGGTCGGATGTCGCCGCAAGAGTTTATCAGCGCATGGGGTCGCGACTGGCGCAAGGTTGTCGAGGAAACGCGCGAGTTCTGGAAAGCCGCCGACGGCGGCGACACGCCGCTTGTGCTCGACATCGATCCGCGGCGCGTCGATCAGCTCGGCAAGTCGCAACTCACCGACGATAGCGAAAACGATCCGGCCGACGATGACGCCGGCTCGGATGGAGCAAAGCAGAATGAAAATGCAGACGCGTAGCGCGGCGCGGCCGCGCTTGACGCCGGATGGCTTCGAGCCTGGCGCGACCGTTGTGCGGGCCGCGACCGATGATCTTGACGCGCGGTTTCGGCCGCAGAGTTACGACAAGGCGACGCGCACGGTTGAGGCGGTGTTTTCCGCCGGCTCGCGCGTTGCGCGCTGGGGTGTGTACGAGGAACTTGCGATCGGTCCCGCCGCCGTCGATCTGACGCGCGTCGCGCTCGGCCAGTGCCGCGCGCTCGACACTCACTCGCAAAGCTCGATCGACGACGTTCGCGGCGTCGTGACGGAAGCGTGGTTCGAGGGCGGCCTTTTGGTCGGCCGCATTCGCTTCGCTGATACCGAGGCCGGCCGGCGCGCCGAGGGCATGGTTGCCCGCGGCGAGATCACCGGCGTTTCGGTCGGCTACCGCGTGACGACGTGGACTCTCGCGTCGCTCGCAAATGAAGTTGAGGTTTGGCGCGCCGACCGATGGGAATTGCTTGAAGTGTCCCTCGTGTCCGTGCCGGCCGATCCGCAGGCGTCGTTTCGCTCGACGCAAGTCAACACGCAACGGGCAGGCGATGCCCAATCACAAGAGGAAGACGACATGCGGCGCAACGCTGCCAATCCGACCGAATCCACCACGCCCGCGGCGAGCGCTGCGGCCACCGTGCCGGCGCCCGAAGCCGTGCGCACCGCCCCGGCGCCCGCTCCCGAGGCTCCCCGCACCGTCGCCGACGTGACGCGCGCCGCCCCCGCCGCCGACGCCGCCGCGCTGATCGCCGCCGAGCGTACCCGCACCGCCGAGATCAGCGACATCGGCACCCGCGCCGGCATGTCGGCCGATCAGGTGCAGGCCGCGTTGCGCGACGGCACCGGCGTCGAGGTGTTCCGCGCCCGTGCGTTCGATCATATGGCTGCGCAGGCCGATCGCACCCGCACCGGCTCGATCACCGTCACGCGCGACGAAACCGACACGCGTCACCGCTTCATTACCGACGCGCTCACCGTCCGCATGGGCGGCGCCGGCGCGCTGCGCGGCGAAGACGGTCAGGCGCGGGCGCTCGACGCCGCGGCGCGCGAATATGTCGGCTATCGCTTCTCCGATGTCGCCGCGACGATCGTCGGCGAACGCCGGATGCCGATCACTGCTGCCGATCGCGAGGATGTCATCCGCCGCGCGATGACCACCACGGGCGATCTGCCGGTGATCTTCGAGAACGTCGTCAACCGCGTTCTGCTCGCCCGCTATCAGCTCGCGACGCCGACCTACCGGCGTATTTCGGTGCAGCGCAATTTCAGCGACTTCCGTCCGCATGAACAGTTGCGCGTCGGCGATTTCCCGACGCTGCAGCCGGTTACGCAGTCGGGCGAAATCAAGTTCGGCAACTTCGGCGATAGCAAGGAAACGGTCGCCGTGGCGCCGTATGCCGTGCAGTTCGCGATCTCGCGCCGCATCCTGATCGACGACAACGTCGGCGCTATCGATCAGATGCTCGGCAGCTACGGCGACACCGTGGCCCGTTTCGAGGAAGCCACGTTCTACGCCATGAAGGCGATCAACAACGGCAATGGTCCGACGCTGAATGACGGCAATGCGGCCGTGTTCAACACTGCCAAGCACGGCAACCTGGCCGCCGCCGGGACGGCGATCGACTCGGACGCGCTCGGTGTCGGCCGCGCTTCGATGCGCAAGCAGACCAATCAGTCCGGCAACCTGCTCAATTTGCAGGCGCGCATTCTCGCCGTCGGCCCGGACAAGGAAACCGAGGCCGATCGCGCCGTTGCGATCATCACGCCGACGACTGAGCAGGCCGTCAACCCGTTCGGCGGCAAGCTCGAAACTGTGGTGATGCCGGTCGCCGGCAATGCCTGGGAGCTGTACGCCGATCCGGCGGTCGCGCCGTGCTTCGTGTGGGGCATGCTCGACGGCTACAACGCGCCGCGCCTGCGGATCGAAAACCCGTTCGGCGTGCAGGGCGTCGGCGTGTCGCTCGAGCACGATTTCGGCTGCGGCGCCGTCGACTACCGCGGCGCCTACCGCAACCCCGGCAACGCTACCGGCTAAGCGGGCCGGTAATTCGCTGATCTGATCGAGGCGCGCGGCTCAAAGCTACGCGCCTTTCGCGTTTCTCATTCCGTGAAAGGAAGTAGTAATGAACGATTACGTTCAACATGGCCGCACGCTCGACGCGGTCGCGCCCGCCGGCGGCGTGGTGGTCGGCACCCCGTACAAGCTCGGCTCGCTGTTCGGCATCGCGCGTGTCTCCGCCAACGCCGGCGAGGTGTTCCCGTACGAGCGCAAAGGCGTGTGGGGCAACCAGCCGAAGGCGGCCGGCGCCGCCTGGACATTCGGTGACGTTCTGTATTGGGACGACACCGCGAAGAACTACACCAAGACGGCCACCAACAACATGCGCGTCGGCTACGCCGCAGCCGCGGCGCTGTCTGGCGATCTGGTCGGCTCGGTGCTGCTCGGCGTCGATACCGTCTAAGGCGGGGCCTTGAACATGGCGTCACCGTTCGCGCGAGCCGTCGCCGCCGCGGCGGTGACGCATGACCGCATCCAAGGCGAATTGTTCACGTTCGCACCGATGAAGTATCAAGGCGATCGCAACGCGCCGCTCATTCCGGACACCGCGCGCGACGTGGTGCAGCATGTGCTTTGCCCGTTCGGCGAAAGCGCGGCGCGTGCGGGCGGCGGCCCGTTTAGTCAGGTCGGCGTGCAAGCCGAGCGCGCCGCGGTCGCGACGGCGCGGCCTTACGTGTCGCTCGATCTGCGGCGCTTGCCGTGGCGCCCGCGCGCAGGCGATGCGCTCACGGCCGAAGATAGCGGCCGCCGGTTTCGCGTGCATGAGGTGTTGCCGTCGACACCGGGATTTGTGCGCCTCTCATTGAACGAGATTTTCGGTCATGCTGGCTCGTGAATTTATGCGCCTTGCGGTGCTTGAAGCGCTGCGGCCATCGGCGCTGCTCGCGGCTGGCGGACCATGGCCAACGCTTGCCGGCGTGTATGTGTCCGACTCGCGCATCGATCCGATCGACGATGTGAATGCCGACGAACGTCGGCCGCTGATCGGTGTCTACACCGAGGGCTCGTCGCTCACCAAGATCGCCCAATCCGGGCCGGTGTTTTACAAAGGCGAGGTTGAGTTAGTCATCGAAACGTCTGTTGTTGCGAACTATCTGGTTAGCGACGGAAACAACGGAGCGCAGACGATCGTCGACTATGCCGACACCGATGCGGCGACCGAAACGACGCTCGGCGTGATCGAGGAACAAATTTACCACGCGCTGCACGTCGGCCCGACGGGTGCGTTGTTCCGGCAAATGGTCAAGCTGCCGTTCGACGAGTGGCAGTCGACGATCAAGCACCGCGGCGGCGAGGAAAGCGTGAGGCTCGCCGCGCGCACGCTGCGGGCAAAAATCCGCGTCAAAGAGTCCTGCTACGATCCGGCGCCCGCGACGACGCCGACCGATTTTGATCGCTTGCCATCGGGGCTCAAGGCGATTGCGGCGCAGCTAACAGAGTCCACTTACTTGCGCGAGCTTGCGCTCGGCATGGCGCGCGCTGCGCCGGCTATGCCGAAGCGTGTTGATCTGAAAACCGTCGGCCTCACCGCCGCCCCGCAACCCGGCGTAAACGGCACCGCGCCGGTGTCGGCCGCCGCTACGAACCTGCAAGAGTAGTCCGCATGTCGAATATGTTCATCAAGCCGGCAACGATCGAGATCGAGGGCAACGCCGTCGTCGCGCTGGTGCGCGATCCGATTTCACTCGCGCCGCTCGCCGAGGCCGGCGAATGGAAACCGGCGTCTCAATTCTGGCTGCGCCGGGTGCGCGACCGCGACGTGATCAAGACTGAGCCGGCGGCTGTTGCCAGCGCCGCACCAGTCGCGTTCACGCCGTGCGACGCCTGCGCGGTCCCTGCCGATTGCATCGCCGCCGCGCGCTGCGTCAAGGCGCCGATCGCTTAGCGCGCGGCTCGCCACTCGCCTTTCATCCGAAACACACACAACGCCGGCGCTGATGCGCGCGGCGATCGAGGAGTCACGTCAACATGGCGTCGGTTGCGTTCAATAACATTCCCGGCAATGTGCTGGTGCCGTTCTGGTACGCCGAAATCAATTCCGGTGGGACGCCGTTTCAGGCCGATCCGCGCGCGCCTCTGATCGGTCAGAAGCTTGCGAGCGGCACCGCCGCCGTCGGCCAAGTGATCGGCCCGATCCAGAACGAGCGCGAGGCGGATGCGTTCTTCGGCGTCGGTTCGATGCTGTCGGCGATGTACCGCATTGCGCAGCGGGCGGCGCCGTTTCAGCCGATTTGGGCGCTGCCCGTCGCCGAGCCGGCCGGCGCCTATGCGGCCGGTTCGATGACCTTCACCGCGCCCGGCGTCACCGGCGCGGCGATCCTGTGGGCACTCGGCCGCCGCATCGTGTTCCAGGTCAACGCGGCCGACGACGCGGCGACCGAGGCGGCCACTGCGGCTGCGGCGATCAACGCGGCAAATCTGCCCTACACCGCCGCCGTCGACGGCACCACGCCGGCGAAGGTCAATATCACGTCGCGGCACAAGGGCGCGATGTTCAACGGGCAGGAAATGACGTTTGCCACCGATGAGGCGAATGTTCTCAATGCCTCGAATGTGGCCGTGGTCGCGCTCACCGGCGGCTCGGGCTCGCCCGATCTGGCGGCGCCGCTGGCGAACCTCGGCGATCAGGAGTTCGATTTCCTCGCCTCGCCGTATTCGGATACGTCGGCGCTCAACGCGGTGCGCGACTTCCTCGACGATCAGTCCGGCCGTTGGTCGCCGTATCAGCAGCTTTATGGTCACTACTTTACTGCGCAGTTCGGCACGCTTTCCGGCCTTGTCACGTTTGGCAATGGCCGCAACGATCGACACGTGACGGTGATCGGCGGCCAGCGCTCGCCGACGCCGGAATGGGAGATCGCCGCATCGGCCGCCGGCATGGCATGCGCGCACCTCGGCACCGCGCCTGAGGTGTCGCGGCCGCTGCAATCGCTGGTGCTGCCGGGTGTGCTCCCGCCGCGTGATCGTTCGTTGTGGTGGGACACCAACGACCGTCAGGCGCTGTACGCCGATGGCATCGCTGCGACCAAGGTGCGCGCCGACGGCCTGGTCACGATTGACCGCATGGTGACGACGTATCAGACGGCCGACTCCGGCGTGCCGGATAGTACGTTCCGCGATGTCGAAACCATGTTCCAACTGATGTACGTCGCGCGCTACTTCCGCACGGCAGTTTCGAACAAGCACGCTCGGCAGGCGCTCGCCGACGATAACCCGTTCAACCTGCCGCAGATCGCGACGCCGAAATCGGTCCGCGATACGCTGGTGCACGCCTATAACGACCTCGTCGCGCTGGGCGTGTGCGAAAACGCCGGGCTGTTCGCGCAATATCTCGTCGTCGAGCGCGATCCGCTCGATGCGAACCGGCTCAATGCTTATCTGCCCGTTGACGTGGTCAACCAGCTGCGGGTGTTCGCCGCCAATATCACTGCGTTCCTGCAGTACGGCACGCCGTCGGGCACTGCGGCCGTCCAGTAAGCCCGTTCAAAGCCGCCGGACGCAGATCCCGCGCGGCGGCTTTCGCTTTTTCTCATTCCAGACATTCAAGGGGTAACACACGATGGCAGAAGGTGATTGCTGCGATAGCTTCGGCGGTCGCATTTCGATCACGGTCGACGGTGACCGCATGACGCCGAGCGATGCCGATATCACGCTCGATCCGTCGAACATCGAGGTTGAAGGCAAGGCCAATCAGGACGGCTCGGCCTGCTACACGTCCAAGCCGAAACTGTACGGCGCCGAGATCAAGTTTCGCAACGGCTGCGGCATCAAGTGGGACGAACGCCTGCGGCGCTGCAAGATCGACGTGACGATTTCCGAGGAAGACAACAGCCGCACCCACATCTTCACCGGCGCGCGCTTCACCGGCAAGCCGACCGTCAATCTCAGCACTGGCGAGGTCGAGGGCGTCAAGATCGAGGGGCCGCAGTATCAGGCGCTGAACAGCTAAGCGGCTGGTAAGCGAAGGCCGGCGGCGGTGTCGCCGGCCCGATGATCTGCCAACGAGGGAATGAAGATGCGAGCGAAGAAATCGGTGCCGCTGAAAAAGCCGTTACCGGCGCGCACGGCATGGTGACGGATGTTGTGTTGCAGGAACCGACGGCGGCGGACTATTTCGCGCTTGGCGCGCCGCAGACGTGGGTCAAGGCTGCCGGCGGCATGTCGCTCGTCGACAACGATGCGTCGATCCGTGCCTATGCCGAGCGGCTGATCGTCGAGCCTGATCCGCTGATCGCCATGCAGCATATGCCCGTTCTCGACGCGATGGCGGTCAAGGACGCGATCTGTGTTTTTTTTTCGGAAGAGACTCCGACACCGTCGCCTTGATCTGTGATTTCCTCGTGCTGATCGAGCGCGTCGTGAGTGCCGATGCGAGCGGTCGCATGGGGTTGTCCCGAGGTTGAGTATTGGGCGGCCCCG